ACTGGTGGTGCATTGGGTGGAACTTTAACAACAGATGCCAATGGTGCAGTAGGTGGAGTATTTGCTATTCCAAGTCCAACTGTATCTGGTAATCCTACATGGCAAACTGGTACTATTAATTTTAGATTAACATCAAGTTCCACAAATGAGATATCATCTGATATAGAAACTTTTGCACAAGTAAATTATGTTGCAACTGGAATATTAGAAACAAGAGAAAGAGATGTTATCGGAACTAGAAATGGTCGAATTATTACCAATGATGTTTCGGAAAGTGTTACTAGTAGAAGGGAATATTATACTCCATTTGGTATGGGTGCAGATGGTACAGGTGCGATAATCACTGGTTATCAAGACCCATTAGCACAATCATTTATATCTGAAAGCACTACTGGAGAATTTATAACAAAAATAGATGTATATTTTTCTGCAAAAGATTCTACAATTCCAGTAACATTACAAATAAGAGAGATGGATAATGGATTTCCAACAAGAAATGTTTTACCACTTGGTAGTGTAACATTAAATCCATCTTCAGTAAATATTGATGCAAGTACAGCTGCTACTGCAACAACATTTACTTTTGATTCACCAATTTATATTGCACCTAATGTAGAATATGCTATGGTATTAATGTCAGATTCACAGGATTATAATGTTTGGATTTCTCGAATGGGAGAAACAGATGTAACTGCTGGAAGATTTATAAACGACCAACCACATCTTGGTGTATTATTTAAATCACAAAACAATTCTACTTGGAGTGCCTTTGATTTTGAAGATTTAAAATTTACTTTATATAGAGCATCATTCACAACTGGAACAAATGGTACTTTAACATTAAATAATGATGCATTATCAACACAAACTTTAAATGCGAATCCTATTGAAAGTTTTGCTTCAACTGCTCTTGTTAAAGTTAGACAAACAGACCATCAAATGTATTCAACATCAAACAATGTAACTATCGCTGGTGTATCGAGTGGATTATCAACAACATTAAATGGTGCGATTAATGATAGTACCACAAGTCCTGTTATGGATGCTGTAACAAACTTTACAGATTCAAGTGGAGTTTATAATGCGATTTCATCAAATTATTATATTAAGATTGATGATGAAATTATTTTATATACAGGTGTTTCTACCAAGACACTTACTGGTGTAGTAAGGGGTTCAAGAAGTACAACTGCAGCTGCTCATGATGATGGCGCAACGGTTGAGTTCTATCAATTCAATGGATTAATATTAGATGAAATTAATAAAACACATACTGCAGTTGCGAATGTGGGGATTGATTCTTATACAGTTTCAACCACACTTTCAGCTGAAACTGCTGGAACATTTGGTGGTAGTTCTGTAACTACAACACAAAATGCATTGTTTGATACTTTTAAAGTATTAATACCAACATTAGGATTTCCAGAAACAACATTAGCTCCAACTATTAAATCTACATCTGGAACAAGTTCAGACGGAACGCAAACTTCATTTAGTAAAGCAAGTACAGGTGTAGCGTTTGATTTAAATGAAAATTATGATTTTGATGTTCCAAAAATTATTGCATCTGGTATCAATGAAACAAATGAATTGTCTGGTGTTAAATCATTATCGTTAGATTTTGTATTAAATAGTACAAGTGAGTATGTTTCTCCATATGTTGATTTAGACCAAAAGACAATTGTTTGTGTTGCGAATAGAATGACAAATGTAGATAGTTCATCTGATGTTTATCCAACAGGCGATTATGTTGATGCAGTCGAACCAGAAGGCGATAGTGGCGAAACAGTTTATGTGACTAGAAAGGTTGGATTAGATACTCCTGCTACTGCGTTGAGAGTTATCCTTGATGCACATAAACCTTCTACTGCTGATATTAAAGTTATGTATAAAATTCTAAGGTCAGATGACGCATCTAACTTTGATGACTTGGGTTGGGTATATTTCAATAGTACAGGAACTACTGATAGCACTGTAACTGCAAATACTACGAAAGATAACTTTACTGAATATCAATATACTGCAGGTAAAAAAGATGATGGTACGGGAAGTGCGTTAGATGAATTTATTTCATTTGCGATTAAGATTAAAATGCAAGGAACAAATTGTGCTGAAGCACCAAGAATAAAAGATTTAAGGGCAATGGCACTAGCAACATAAAATTATGAGTGGAAGAATACCAGTAAAAGATAAATCAGATTTAGCAAGAGATGTTCATTCTAGTGGAATCGTAAATACAAATAGAAGTGCATACGAAACTGCAATTAAACGAGCAAGAGATGCACAAAGACAAAGAGATGAAATCAGGGAAGCTACACGAGAAATAAACGAATTAAAGAATGAAATGGGTGAAATTAAATCTCTTTTGATGAAGTTAGCGAACACTTCTTAGTCGTTTACTAACCCATCTTCTTTATAAATATAAACAAAGGAAGAAGTAAATGGCAACACCAACAACAAAAGCAACATTCAAAAATTATTGTTTAAGGTCATTAGGTCAACCTGTTATCGAAATTAATGTTGATGATGACCAATTAGACGATAGAGTTGAAGAAGCGCTTCAATATTTTCAAGAAATGCACTATAATGGTGTAGAAAGAGTTTTTCTTAAACACGTAATAACAGCCGCAGATTTAACAAGGGGACAAGCAAACGATACTGCTGCAACTGCAACAGATGATAAAGATGGTTCAACAACTGCCGATTGGGTAGAACAAAAAGGTTGGATACCTGTTCCAGATACAGTTTTATCAGTCGTTAGAGTTTTTCCTTTTGATGACAGTTCAACAAATAATTTATTTGATGTGAGATATCAATTGAGATTAAATGATTTATATGATTTTTCTTCTACATCTGTTATGCATTATAAAATGACAATGCAACATTTATCTTTTTTAAATCAAATGTTAGTGGGAGAAATTCCCCTAAGACATAATCAACATCAAAACAGATTGTATATAGATATGGATTGGACAAATGATATTGCTGCTGGTGAATATTTAATTATAGAAGCATATAGACAACTTGACCCGACAACTTATACTTCAATATGGAATGATATGTATTTCAAAAGATATGCAATCGCCTTGGTAAAAAAACAATGGGGGAATAATCTACTTAAATTTCGAGGTATGCAAATGTTAGGTGGTGTTGAAATTAATGGTGAGACTATTCTTACCGAAGCGAAAGAAGAACTAGAAAAACTTCAAGAAGAAATAAAATTAGCATATGATGTACCACCAATGGTTCAAATAGGATAGATAAATGCCAACAAATGTATACTTTGATACTGGAACTCAATCAGAACAAGACCTTTATGAAGCAATCGCTATTGAACAAATAAAGATTCAAGGTCAAGAAGTATATTATTTACCAAGAACACTTGTAAAAGAAGATAGTCTTTTTTATGAAGATAGTCTTTCTAAATTTGATGATGCTTATTTAATTGAAATGACATTTAATGAAGTTGAAGGTTTTGGTGGCGAAAAAGAATTAATGGGCAAATTCGGTTTGGAAATGAGAGAAGAATGTTCCTTTACCGTTGCAAGAAGAAGATTTGAAGAATTAGTTGGGATTGATTCCAACCTTATAGTTTCGTCAAGACCAAACGAAGGCGATTTAATTTACTTCCCTAAAGTAAATAAAATGTTTGAAATAACATTTGTTGACCATGACGACCCATTCTATCAAGTACAAAATAGACCTACATACAGATTAAGTTGTAGAACATTTGAATATTCAAGTGAAATTATTGATACTGATATAGCAGAAATAGATGCAGTAGAAACAACATTTACAAGAGATTCAATGCAGTATCAAGTTTCAATGGAACAATCTGGTTCATATACAGAAAGTTTCCAACTGGAAAGTTCTGCTGGTGGAGAGAATTTAATATTAGACGGAACAGATGGTTCTAGTACAAATGCTGATAGTGATATCATTGGTGAAACTGAATACTTATCTGGTGCAATACTCGCAGAAGATACCGAACAATCAAGAATTGATTTCTATAATAATTTTGGTTTATCATTCACAGTTGGTGAAAGAATTGTCGGTGCAAGTTCTGGTGCTATCGCATATGTGTTGGATACATTAGACCCAATGGCATATACTTTAATTACTGCAACAGAATTTACAGATGGTGAAACTTTTACTGGGCAAACAAGTCAAACCACAGCGAAAATAAAAGATTTGCTAGGAACAAAACACTATATAGTTAAAGAGGATTATATAGTAGGAGACCAAAGTTCAGATTATAAAGCACAAAATGAATATCTTGATGTACTTGATGATACCATTTTTGATTTTTCTGAATCAAATCCATTCTCAGAAGGTGGATTATAGGAGTTATAAATCATGTTAGGACAATCACAATTCTATCACGAAACAATTAGAAAATTAGTAGTAGCTTTCGGAAGTATGTTTAATGACATTCACTTAGTTCGTAAGAACAATGCTGGTGTTATTACACAAACTATGAAAGTTCCACTCGCATATGGACCGAAACAAAAATTTCTTGCGAGACTTAGACAGGACTCAACTTTAGATAATAAAGTCGCAATAACTTTGCCTCGTATCGGTTTTGAAATAACTGGATTAACTTATGACCCTACACGAAAATTAAATCGTGTTCAAAAATTTAAAAAAGTTAAAAGTGGTAGTAATAAACAATTAGAAACTCAATATATGCCTGTTCCTTATAATTTGGAATTTGCATTATCTATCATGTCAAAAAATAGTGATGATGGGTTACAAATATTAGAACAAATACTTCCATATTTTCAACCAGATTATACTGTAACAATTAATGATAATGTTGCAATGGATTCTAAAAGAGATATTCCTATTATATTAAATAGTATTAGTTATGAAGATAGTTATGAAGGCGATTATGCTTCAAGACGTTCTATATTATATAATCTTGCTTTCACATTGAAATTTTATCTATACGGGCCAGTTACTTCAACAAGTATTATCAAAACTGTGCAAGTCGACCAATACGCAGATATGCCTGATAAATCTCCTACAAGAGAACAGAGATATACAGTTACACCTGACCCAACATCTGCAGATGCAGATGATGATTTTGGATTTAATGAAACATCATCTTTCTATCAAGATGCGAAAGATTATAATCCAACTACAGGTTCAGACGAATAAATACTTCTGTAGGATAGTATTATGAGTATTGATGAAAAAATAAATGAAGCATTGGATATCGTTGAGGATATAAAAAACGAAGAAAAGAAAATTATTCCCCGACCATCTGGTGATGATGAAAAAGAAATTGACTACAAGTATAGTCGTGAAAATTTCTATAACCTAATTGAAAGAGGTCAAGATGCGATTGAAGGTATTCTTACTCTTGCAAAAGAATCAGAACATCCAAGAACATATGAAGTTGCTGGACAATTAATTAAAAATGTTGCTGAAGTAACAGAAAAATTAATGCAACTTCAAAATGATATGAAAAAATTAAAACAAGTTCCAAACAACGCACCAAAAAGTGTAACCAATGCATTGTTCGTTGGTTCAACTGCTGAATTACAAAAAGCGTTAACTGGAAAAGGGAGAATTGAAAAAGATGTTTCCACCGATGCCGACATTAGAAGCACAGACAGCGGAACTGACTAGGTTTTTGTTGCCATGGGTTGGCATTTTACTTAGTGCTATCATTGCGATTATGTTTAAAGATTGGGCGACATCTTTAGCAAAAGGATTGCAATTTAAATGGAATCCTGCTTTTAATGAAGGCGATGAAATTATTCTTGATGGCACACAGGGAATGATTGTAAAGATTGGTGCAAGAGAAACAGTATTCAGTGTATATTCTGATAGTGGTTTAATATGGAGATATGTTCCAAACGAAAGAATTGCATATTTAAAATTAGAAAAAGTGATTAATCCCGATTTGCATTTAGATACCAAAGTAGAAAAAGCAAAAAAATTACAAGACATGATTGATATGTTGCAAAATGAAAAAATTACTGCGAATAAAAAAGATATAGAGCAACTGAAAAATGGCGACAAATAAAACTTATCTTGGCAATCCCAACTTAAAAGCTGCCAATACAAAAATAAACTGGACACCAGAAACGGTTAAAGAATACACTAAGTGTATGAAAGACCCACTTTATTTTATTGAACAATATATTAGAATCATATCTCTTGATGAAGGTTTAATACCTTTCAAGATGTATAAGTTTCAAAAGAAAATGATTAAAACTTTTCATAAGAATCGTTTTAGTATTTGTAAACTCCCAAGACAATCTGGAAAATCTACGACCATAATAGCTTATTTGTTATACTATGTTTTATTTAATTCAACTGTTAATGTTGCTATTCTCGCAAACAAAGCTGCAACTGCAAGAGATATCCTCGGGAGATTACAACTTGCATATGAAAATTTACCTAAGTGGTTACAACAAGGTGTGTTACAATGGAATAAAGGTTCTCTTGAATTAGAAAATGGTTCGAAAATACTTGCCGCTTCTACAAGTGCTAGTGCAGTAAGGGGTGGTAGTTATAATATTATCTTCTTAGATGAGTTTGCATATGTTCCAAGTAATATCGCAGAACAATTTTTTAGTTCTGTTTATCCTACAATATCTGCTGGTAAAGATACAAAAGTGATTATCGTTTCAACCCCACGGGGTATGAATATGTTTTATAAATTGTGGATTGATTCGGAAAATAAAAGGAATTCTTATATACCAATAGAAGTTCATTGGAAAGAAATTCCTGGTAGAAATGAAAAATGGAAAAAAGAAACGATACGGAATACATCAGAAGCACAGTTCCAAACAGAATTTGAATGTGAATTTTTGGGTTCTGTAAATACTTTAATATCGCCGTCTAAATTAAGACGACTTGCATATAAAAATCCAATTAAAACAAGTGCTGGATTAGATGTTCATATAATGCCAGAAAAAGGGCATACTTATATGTTGGTTGCAGATGTATCAAGAGGACTTGCAAATGATTATTCTGCATTTTTAGTTATTGATATAACAGAACTGCCATATAAAGTTGTTGCGAAATATAGAGATAATGAAATTAAACCTTTATTGTTTCCAAATAAAATATATGATGTTGGAAAAGCGTATAACCAAGCATTCGTGCTTGTGGAAGTAAATGATATCGGAGAACAAGTCGCACATGCATTACAATTTGATTTAGAATATGATAATATGTTAATGGCGATGATGCGTGGTCGTGCTGGACAGGTACTTGGTTCTGGACTTGGTGGAGCTGGTAGGTCGCAACTTGGAGTAAGAACAACAAAATCTGTAAAGAAAATTGGTTGTTCTAATTTTAAAACTCTGATAGAATCAGATAAACTTATTACACAAGATTATGATTTCATTAATGAAATGTCAACTTTTGTTATTCATGGAAGTTCATATACGGCAGATGATGGGTGTAATGATGATTTGGTAATGTGTGGTGTATTGTTTTCGTGGTGTACTACCCAACAATTTTATAAAGAATTAACTGATATTGATTTAAGAAAAAAGATAAGTTTAGAATCAGCAGAACAACTTGAAAGTGATATGTTGCCATTTGGGTTTGTCGTAGATGGTTTAGAAGAAGAAAATGTCGGTGAAATGGTAGATGATTTTGGAACTCGGTGGTCACCTGTTATAAGAACAACTGACGATTTTTAATTATATAAATTCAAGTAAATCATTATCTATTTTTAACCAACAATTATAACAAACAATTTTACATTCGGATAATAATTGCTTGATTTCTTCTCTACTTGATTCATTTAACCCTTTTCTTTTAGAGAGTTTTCTAATTTTCGCATCATGTGGGTGGAATTTAAGACATATTGTTTCACTTTCACTACAATATTTGCATGATTTACCAATCAGATACTCATTTAACCACTGAACACGCTTATAATAGTTTCTTCTCGCAACTTTTTTAATGGTATCTTTATATTTGTCGTAATGATTATTACCCATAAAACTATTTATATGTCTTATCACATATAAAACATCTTTTTTAGAAACATCAATTTTATAAATATTATTAAAATCTAAAAAGATTTTTATGATAATATCATAAATTTTAATAAAAGGAGACACAAACATGGGATTTTTAGTTTCTCCAGGTGTACAAGTTAAAGAAATAGATTTAACTAATGTCATTCCTGCTGTTTCTACTTCCATTGCGGCTATTTCATTGCCTGCATATAAAGGACCAGTAGAAGACGTAGTAGATATTAGTTCTGAACAAGAACTTGTACAAACTTTTGGAAAACCAAATGGTAGTAATTTCGAGCCTTGGTTCGTTGCTGCCAACTTTCTTAAATATGGAAATGCATTAAGAGTTGTAAGACCAACATCTGCAATTGTAAATGCTTGTGTAAGTGGTACTGCTGTATTAATTAAGAATGACGACCATTACCAAGAAAACTATGCAAGTGGACAGGGTTCTGTCGGCGAATGGGCTGCAAGAACTGCTGGTACTTGGGGTAATTCAGTCGGCGTTTCAATGTGTCCAAGTGCAACTGCATTTGAACAACATATGGGTGACACTTATCAAGTTAATGACGCATCTGCAGCTGCATTAGATACAACTATAACTGTTGATAGTAATGCTGGTAGCACGATTAATGTCGGCGACTTGGTATCTTTCTCATCTGCTGACGCTTCATCTGATTCAAGTGCATTTAGTGCTGTAACAGGACATGAAGGCATTGAATATGAAGTAACAGCAAACAGTGGTACTGTATTGACTATTCGTCAAAAAGACCACGGTGATGGTAAAGGATTAGAAGCTGCCGTTACAGATGATTCTTATATTCTTAGACGTTGGAGATGGTATGATTTATTCTCTACTGCTCCAGGCACATCTGCATGGGCAACTGCAAATAGTCGTGGGTCAAATGATGAAATGCATGTAGTCGTATATGACACAACTGGTGATATCACTGGAAGTGATGTTGATGTAAACGGTCAACGAACAGCGTCAGTTATTGAAACTTTCGCACATTTATCTAAAAACTCAGCTGCAAAAACACCACAGGGTGGTACTAATTACTATCCAGATGTAATTTTTGCACAATCACAATGGATTTATTGGACGGACCACAATTCAAGTGGCTCAAACTGGGGTACAGATACAACTTCAACATATACTGCTGTAAATTCGCCAACCTTAAACGCACTTTCAAGTGGTACTGATGATTATTCAGTAACAATCGGCGAACACACAGTCGCATATGACAGATTTAAAGACCCTGAACTTATAGATGTTAATCTAATTTTAGCAGGGACAACTCCAAATAGTGCAACAGATGGTGACACATATGGTACAATGTTAATCGACCTTTGTGAAAAAAGGAAAGATTGTATTTGTTTCATCTCGCCAGCAAGGAATGATGTTGTAAATGTAGCAACTGCATTGACACAGACTGACAATGTTAAAACATATTTTGATACATTACCATCTTCATCTTACGCAGTATTTGATAGTGGTTACAAATATATGTACGACAAATATAATGATGTTTATAGACATGTTCCATTAAATGGAGATGTTGCTGGGACTTGTGCAAATACAGATATAGTAACTGACCCTTGGTTCTCACCTGCTGGATTCAACAGGGGACAAATCAGAGGTGCAGTAAAACTTGCATACGACCCAAAACAAGCACACAGAGATACTCTTTATAAAGCACGAATTAATCCAGTAGTTAATTTTTCTGGACAGGGTGTACATTTATTCGGAGATAAAACTGCATTAACAAAACCAAGTGCATTTGATAGAATCAACGTAAGAAGATTGTTTATCGTTCTTGAAAAAGCAATTTCAACTGCTTCTAAATATCAACTTTTTGAATTCAATGATGAATTTACAAGAGCACAATTTAGAAATATGGTTGAACCATTTTTAAGAGATGTACAAGGTAGACGAGGAATTACAGACTTTAGTGTAGTTTGTGATGCGTCAAATAACACAGGAGAAGTCATTGACAGAAATGAGTTTATTGCTGATATATACATCAAACCAGCAAGGTCAATCAACTTCATTACACTAAATTTCATAGCAACAAGGACTGGTGTCGCATTTAGCGAGGTCGGTGGTTAATAGGAGAGAACAATGGCAACATTAGACGAATTTAAAGCTCAGTTAATCGGCGGCGGTGCTAGACCGAATCAGTTTAGAGTTACATTAACACCACCATCTGGAATCGTAATAGAATTAGATGTAAGAAGAACATCTTTTCTTGTTAAAGCAACTAACTTACCAACACAAAATATAGGTGAGATACCTGTACCATTTAGAGGTAGAACACTTTATATGGCAGGTGATAGAGCAGAATTTGATGCATGGACAACAACTATCATCAATGATACTGACTTTATGGTAAGAAACGCTGTTGAAAGATGGATGAATGGTATTAATGACCTTGCAGAAAATACAGGTGTTACTGATGTTTCTGATTATCAGACAGACGCAACTGTAGAACAACTCGATAGGGATGATACTGTGTTAAAAACATATATCTTTAGAGGATTATGGCCACAAAGTTTGGGTGCAATTGAATTAAGTCATGAGACTGCAAATGCACTTGAAGAATTTGAGGTTACTTGGAGATATCAACACTTTGTAGCATCTGGAGTAAACTTCTAATTTAGTCTTACTAAATAATAGTAGTAAGAAAATTAGAAGGCAGGTAATACACAATGGCAGAACTCTTTGGGTTCAAGATTACCAGAGTTAAAGAAGGAGAAGGCAGTGGTGAAGGTTTCACCACTCCATCCCCTGATGATGGGGCAGTTGAAGTCTCAGGCGCTGGGCATTTTGCATCAGTATTAGATTTAGAAGGCAAAACAAAATCAGATGATGATTTAATTCGTAGATATCGTGATATCGCACAACAAGCAGAGTGTGATATGGCAGTAGAAGATATCGTTAACGAAGCGATTGTCGCTGACGAAGCGGACCAATCCGTTTCGCCTATTCTGGAAAACGTACCTGTTCCAGAAAATATCAAAAGAAAAATAAGAGACGAATTCAATAATATTTTAAGTCTTTTGCATTTTCAAAAGAAAGGACATGATGTTTTTAGAAGATGGTATGTTGACGGAAGATGTTATTATCATATGATAATAGATAAAGAAAATCCGAAATTGGGTATCAAAGAATTAAGATATATCGACCCTCGGAAAATTAAAAAAGTAAGACAAGTTAATAGAAAGAAAGACCCTAAAACTGGATTAGATTTAGTAAAAAATATAGATGAATTTTATGTATATAATGAAAAAGGAATGCAACAAGGTCTCAATACTTCTGGTATTCAAATCGCTAGCGATTCAATCGCATATTGTACATCTGGATTAATAGACCAAAACTCTGGTAGAGTTCTTTCACATTTACATAAAGCAATTAAACCTGTTAATCAATTAAGAATGATTGAAGATTCTCTTGTTATTTACAGAATATCAAGAGCGCCAGAAAGAAGAATTTTTAGAATTGATGTAGGAAATTTACCTAAAGTAAAAGCAGAACAATATCTTCGTGATGTAATGAATCGTTATAGAAATAAACTTGTATATGATGCAACTACTGGTGAAATCCGTGATGATAGAAATCATATGTCAATGCTAGAAGATTTCTGGCTACCAATCAGAGAAGGTGGTAGGGGAACAGATGTTCAAACTCTGCCTGCTGGACAAAATCTTGGTGAAATTGAAGATATAAAATATTTTCAAAAAAGATTATATCGTTCACTAAATGTTCCAGTTTCAAGACTTACAGAAGAATCTCCAGGAACAGTAGTGGGTGCTGGTAGGTCAACTGAAGTAACAAGAGATGAATTAAAATTTACAAAGTTTGTTCAAAGATTAAGAAAGAAATTTACAGGATTGTTCCTTGATGTAATGAGAACACAATTAATATTAAAAGGAATAATCAATGACGAAGATTGGCATGACATGAAAGAACATATCAATTTCAATTTCTTAAAAGATGGACATTTCTCAGAATTAAAAGACGCAGAACTATTACAAAACAGAATAGATACTCTTGATAGAATGCAATCATATATCGGAACATTTTATAGTAAAACTTATGTACAAAAATATGTTTTACGAATGAGTGATACCGAGATATCAAGAATGAAAGATGAAATTAAATCAGAAAGTGGTGAAGGTGACCTTAATGTGCCAGACCATAGTGATGGCGTAACAAGATATCCAATTATGCCTCCAGGTGCTACTCAAATTGATATGACAAAAACTGAAGAAATGCCTGAAGATGATGAAGGAGAAACTGGAGAACCATCAGATGATGAAGGAGATAAATTATAATGAGTGATGAAGTTAAAAAAGTGATTGATTCAATCGAAAAAGGAGATAATATCGAAGCGGAAAGGGGATTTAAAGATGCCATGACGACAAAAGTCGCAGATGGACTTGAAGTTAAAAGACAAGAAGTCGCAGGTAATATAATTAAAACAACTGTTCCCGAAGAAGCTCCTGATAATGTCAACGATAAACCAAATGAAGAATAAAAAGTTCGAAGATTTCCTTTCTCAGATTTCTGAGAAAGATGAACACAAAAAAACTAAGGGATATAAAAAGCTTTCTCCGAAAATGAAGAATGCTGTGGACTTTATTATGAAAAAAATGCACGATAAGCCACAAAATTTCCTAAATAGTTTTGATAACAGTATAAAAGATACTGCAAGAAAATTTAAAGTAACGAAAAACGAACTTATGGACTATTTTGAAAAAGAATTATTTGCAGTAATGTAAGGATAGAAAGATATGGCAGTAACAAATCAAACATTAATAGATACAAGTTATAAAACAGTTATCAAAACAGTAAGTGATAACGCATCAAATAGTGCAGTAAGTGTTTTAGACGCATCTGCAATGACTCTTGCATCTACAGACCCTAGATTATCTATTGCAAAAATATGGTGGTCTATTGAATCTGCATCTGGTGGTGTCGAACTTTTATGGGACGCAACATCAAATGTTCAAGCAATTATTTTAACAGGCAACGGTACTTATGGTTATGATGCTGGTCAACCAGCACTGACAAACAATGCTGGTTCTGGAATTAGTGGAGATGTTTTGGTCACAAATGCGACTGGTACATTTACTTTAGTTACAGAATTCCACAAAGTATCTGGTTGGACTAACACTACATAAGAGAGGATAGTTAAATGGCATTAAAGTTAATCGCAGAACACATAGAAGATGTAGAATACATTACTGAAGAAAATGAGAAAGGTGAGAAAGAATATAAAATAAAAGGTATATTCATGCAGGCTGATGTTAAAAATCGGAATGGTAGAGTATATCCGTTTGATATTCTAAAGAAGGAAGTTGCTAATTACAATAAGAACTTCACAAGACAAAAAAGAGCATTCGGTGAATTAGGACACCCAGACGGTCCGACTGTAAATCTTGAAAGAGTTTCACATATGATTACAGCATTGTATCCAGATGGTAAGAACTTCATAGGAGAAGCGAAAATCATGGATACACCAATGGGTAAAATTGTCAAGTCGTTGATGGATGAAGGTGCTAAACTCGGAGTATCTAGTCGTGGATTAGGTTCTCTAAAGGAAAAAAATGGTGCATCATACGTTAAGGATGATTTTTACCTAGCAACGGCTGCTGATATCGTTGCCGACCCATCTGCACCAAACGCTTTCGTAGAAGGTATTATGGAAGGGAAAGAGTGGATATGGGACAACGGTATATTACAAGAAGCAGAAATTGCACAACATAAATTGGAAATTGAGAAAGGAATTCAGTCAAGAAACGCAAACATTTACGCATTAGAGTTTGCAAAGTTTCTCAAAAAACTTTAATTTATAAATATTATTATAAAAAATATAGGAAAAAGGAGATTTCCACATGTCAGAAATAGATAAAACAATTGAGGAACTTGAAACTGAGGTATTAGCCGAACTCGAAGCTGCTGATTCTGAAGAAGCTCAAGAAGTTGCTGAAGAAACTAAAGAAGAAGAAACAGCACTAGATGAGAAAAAAGCTCCGAAAGTTGAAAATAAGGACGTAGAAGATTTAGGTCCTGCTGTTACATCTCCTACTGACGCTAAATCGTCATCTGCAAAATCTGGTGAAAAAACCAAACAAACTAAAGACGCTGCACATAAACATGCTGCGCCTGCAGATAAACCAGAAAAACTAAAAGCAGAAGATATGTTAAAAGCAATATCTGATAAATTATCGAAAGCAGATGAAGCTAAGTTAGAGAAGATGTATAATAAAATCGTTAACGAACAAGTCAAAGATGACGAGGACGAAGACGAAACTAAACAAGAACTTGCAAAAGCCAAAGAAGAAAAGAAAGAAGCAATGGAAAAAAGAATTAAGGAAATCAAAGTCAAAGAAGACGTTGATGCCCTAGTATCTGGAGAAGATAAACTTTCAGATGAATTCAAAGAAAAAGCTTCTACAATCTTCGAAGCCGCTGTAAAATCAAAAGTCAGAACAGAAATTGAAAGACTAGAAGATGAATATACTAAGGAACTTACTGAACAATCTGATAAATCAAAAGATGAGTTAATAGATAAAGTTGATTCTTATCTTGACTACGTAGTTCAAGAATGGATGAAAGAAAACGAACTCGCAATTGAAAGAGGATTAAAAGGTGAGATTTCTGAGGATTTCATTAGTGGTTTAAAACAATTGTTTGACGACCATTACATTGATGTTCCTGACGAAAAATATGATGTGTTAGAAGCTCAATCTAAAAAAATTGAAGAACTTGAAGAACAACTCAATCAACAAATTGAGAAAGATAAAGAACTTCATTCAGAAATCGGCGAACTAACAAAAGATTCTATCGTAAAAGAAGTATCAGACGAATTAGTCGATACAGAGGTAGAAAAGTTCAAAGGTCTTATTGAAGATGTTGACTACACAGATGCTGAAAGTTATAAATCAAAACTTGAAACATTAAAAGAGTCATATTTTCCAAAAAGAGCTGAAGAACAAAGCACAAATGAAATATCAGATGACGAAACTGTTAACGAAGTAGAAACATCTGATAAGATGGCTGCGTATATGTCCGCTATCAGTAAAACTCATAAACGTGCAAAATAATAATAAATTGAATTATATTGATGGAAATAGAGACGTATACTAAAGTAAAATTTAAAAAAGGAGACGCAAAAAATGTTTCAATCTAATAATTTACAAGAAAAGTGGCAGCCAGTCCTTGAACACCCAGAATTGGGCGAAATCAAAGACCCTTATAGACGTGCTGTAACTACTGTAATTCTCGAAAACCAAGAAAAAGCGTTAAGAGAAGATAGAAGCTTTTTACAAGAAGCTGCGCCAACTAACTCAACTGGTTCTAACGTAGATAATTGGGAACCAATCCTAATTTCACTCGTTAGACGAGCAATGCCTAACTTGATTGCATACGACATTTGTGGTGTGCAACCAATGACAGGTCCTACTGGTCTTATTTTCGCAATGAGAAGTAGGTCTGTATCACAAACAGGTGCTGAAGCGTTAGTTAATGAAGCTGATTCTGGTATATCTAATGATGACGCTGCTGGTGATTTAACATCATCTGCAATGACTGGAAGCAACCCTGCAACTTTAAACGATTCACCATCTGCTGGTACATACTTGTCGCCAGGCGGCATGTCAACTGCACAAGGTGAAGCACTTGGAGATGCAGCGGCAAATGCTTTCGCAGAAATGGCTTTCTCAATTGAGAAACAAACTGTTACTGCTAAATCCAGAGCATTAAAAGCTGAATATTCTATGGAACTTGCACAAGACCTTAAAGCTATTCATGGTCTTGACGCTGAGACTGAGCTTGCAAACATTCTCTCTGCAGAAATACTTGCAGAAATAAACAGAGAAGTTGTAAGAACAATTTACATTGTTGCGAAAAAAGGTGCCCAGATTAACACAACTACTGCTGGTATCTTTGATTTAGACACAGACTCTAATGGTAGATGGTCCGTTGAGAAATTCAAAGGACTATTATTCGCTATCGAGAGAGATGCCAACGCTGTTGGTCAACAAACAAGGAGAGGAAAAGGTAACATAATTATTTGTTCTGCTGATGTAGCATCTGCATTACAAATGGCTGGTGTACTTGATTACACTCCTGCATTAAACTCAAATCTTAATGTTGATGATACTGCAAACACATTTGCTGGTACATTAAACGGAAGATATAAAGTTTATGTTGACCCATATGCTGCTAACGTAGCTGCTTCGCAGTATTATGTTGTAGGATATAAAGGTAGTTCACCTTATGACGCTGGTTTGTTCTATTGTCCATACGTACCACTACAAATGGTAAGAGCAGTTGGAGAAGATACTTTCCAACCAAAAATTGGCTTTAAAACAAGATATGGTATCACAGGCAACCCATTTGCTTCAGGTGTACTTGCATCTGGAACAGCTGCTGGTGATGTCGGTGCGCTAGACGCAAACGATAATGTTTATTATCGCAGAGTCAAAGTCACAAATCTGATGTAGCTTTTAGTTACATTAGTTTGTTACTGCAACTTACGCAAGTAAAAACGCAAGAGAGGGAACTTTTAGTTCCCTTTTTTGTTTGATACTATACATGAGGTTTGTTTCTTTATAAATAGATATATGAACCCCCTAATTAAAACAACAGATGATAATTTCCACAAAGAAGTTCTTGATTCCGACATTCCTGTTCTGGTAGATTTTTGGGCACCTTGGTGTGGTCCGTGTAGAATGCTTATTCCAACATTGCAACGGATATCAGAAGAAAATGCTGGAAAAATAAAGATTGTAAAAATTAATATAGACGAGAATCAAGAAACGGTGGCAAAGTTTAAGATTAGAAGTATTCCAACAATGCTAATTTTCAACAAAGGTGAAGTTGAAAAAAGGATAGTTGGTTCATTACGTAAACAACAGATTGAGACAATTTTGGAAGAAATTTTCTATAGAATTTCTCAACGGACCATCTATAATGCATTATAGGAGTAAAAATGGCAAAGTTAGGAAAAAAGTTAACACAGGAACACAAAGATAAGATAAGCAAGGGTTGCATGGGACATGTACAACCAGAAAGTCAGAAAGAAGCTGTAAGAATGGTGCAGTCTATGACTTGGATAGTAACCACACCACATGGAAAGCAAGTACGAGTAGTCAATCTTTGCGAATACGGAAGGAAACACAACCTCGGTCCAGCATGGCAAGGCAATTGCGTAAAGCACGGTCATAGCAAGGGTTACTACGTCAAAAGAGTATCAAGAACTAAATCAGACATTAAAAAAGGACGTATACAGGTAAACCCTTGACTTTATGGTTAAATATGTTATACTCTCATTATTATTATGGACAATACCGCTTTATGCAGAAATAAAAAACGAGGGGGTCGTAGTTCAATTGGAGAGAGCCCCTGGTTGTCGACCAGGAAGTTGTGGGTTCGAGTCCCATCGACCCCGAGGAAGTATTGTAATAAATGGATTGTCTTGGCATGATAGCAATATTGGATTCAATGAAAAGAATTACGGTTTAGGATTAGAAAAAGATTTAAATAAAAAAGTTTTTATATATGGTGGTTTTTTTAAAGATAGTTTTAATGCAACAGCAAAATATATAGCAACAGGTTATAGGATTTTATCAAAAGGAGATATTAGTTTTAACGGAATCGTAGGAATAACACATAAAAATATAAATTGGAATGAAGATAGGGTGTTGCCGTATATACTTCCAAGTGTTTCGTTTTATAATTTTAATCTTGTTGTATTACCAGAAGGTGGATATAAAGACTATAAATGGCCTACAACATTATTTCTTCAATATAAACTAAATATTAATAATTAATGAAAAAACTAGAAAAAATTCAAAAAATGATTGAAACAATCAGGAATTATGGTTCTGCCATTGAAGAAGAAGTATTATTAACAATGCAAATTGTTCCAAGAGAAAAATTTGTAAATGAAAATCCGTTTGGTAATCATCCCGTAGCAATAGGTTATGGACAAACTATTTCGCAACCTTTTATCGTGGCATATATGACACATAAATTAAATTTAAAACCAAATCATAAAGTATTAGAAATAGGAACTGGGTCAGGATATCAAACTGCTATCTTGTCAATATTATGTGAATCTGTTTATACGGTAGAAAGACTTAAAGAATTATCTGTTAAAGCACAAAAGATACTTGAATCTTTGGAATATAATAATATACAATTTGCGATTGAAGATGGTCATGATGGTTGGGAAGAACATGCACCTTATGATAGAATCATGGTAACTGCAACAGCAAAAGGCGTACCTATGAATTTATTAAGACAACTTAAAGTAAATGGTAAAATGATACTTCCAATTGAAATTCCTAACGGTAAGGAACAATTGATTATGGTAACCAAGAAAGATTCTGATTGTTTATATGAACAAGAAGACTTAATACTTGTGCGTTTTGTGCCTTTGGTACATGGAACTTCTTTAAAATATTTACAAAAAGAATAGTTGGTTGGTACGTTTCTTGCATCATTATATGATAGATTAAAGAGATTGAATCTTATAAATATAGATAATGTACGAGGAGTTTATAATAAAATAGACACAGATGTTTCTATATCTATAGGAACAATTTTCGCAAACAAAAAAAGAAAACTAGGAGAACAAAGATGATAAAAAATATTTTCCTTGTTCTATTTGCATCTTTACTGCTTACAGTAGGTTCGATTGCAGACGGAACGGCAAATAATGAATTTGAAAAGGTAGAAAATAATGTCATAGTTAATTTTGGTGACTTGACAGTAGGACATAGGTCATATGTTGATGATGATGAAGCTCAACTTATATTAGGTTATAACGTATGGGATTCATTACAAGTTCTATACAAGAATGTAACTGGAGTTGGCGAAGACCAACACAAATTCAGACTTACACATAATACTTTTCAAGTAGGTAATTTTTATGCAAACGCTGTTGTTGAATACATAATGAAAACAGATGACGGTGATGACGTTGTAAGAGTTAGACCAGAAGTAGGTGTAGCATTTCCTATAACTGATAAACTTTCAGCTGGTTATTCATTCTCACCACATTGGGATGTTGACCAAGATGAAGATAGTTGGCTATGGGAACATAATCACTATAGACACGTTGCTGGTGTTGATTATCAAATCAATGACCAATTCACTTTAGGTGTTTTCGCTGAGATTCACCGAGATGCAGAAAATAAACTTCAAGAACAGTTCTTAGGAACTGAATTGAGATTCAATTTTCCTGCATTAGCCATTTTTCATAAGTAAAGATGGAGATTTAAAGGGGGGTTGCAAAACAACCCCTTTTTTTCGCTTGACAAACCAAAAAAAATGTTATATACTATTATAAATACTAATAATAGGCAAGAGTGGTTTAGATTCGAGTTAACGTTCATTAACTCACGGAGAAAATCAAGAGATTGATACTATAAAAATCTAAACATTCCACTCATGCCTTATCTTCTTTATAAATATTAATATGGCAACTGTAACAAATACTTTATCAAGACAACCCACTAAATTAGATTATGCTGCTCCTACGCAGTTTAAATTTAATATCTTTAATCTACCTAAAGTAGAATATTTTATAATCACTGCCAATGTACCAGGTATAAGTCTTACTGCTATAGACCATGCCACTCCATTTAAAACGACACCTATTTTGGGTGACGGATTAACATATGATAATCTGGATATATCTTTTATTGTAGATGAAAACTATGAAAACTATCTTGAACTTCACAATTGGTTGGTCGGGATTGGTTTTCCACAAAAAAGAGAACAGTTCAAAGATTATAGAGACACAGAATCAGGCAGATTTCCTGGTGCAAAAACAAGACACACAAGCAAAGATATTGGAGATACAAAACTCGGAGCTGCAACTCCAGATAAAAGTTTATATAGTGATGCAACAATGACACTTCTTTCTTCTAAACATAACCCCGTTGTCGAAGTTAGGTTTAGAGATGTCTTTCCATTGACAATGGCGGCATTAGAATATACTCAAGCGGATACTGATGTAACATATTTAACTATGACAGCAAGTTTCGCTTATTCTCATTACGAAGTTATAACTCTATAAATAATAATATAACGACATAAACTATTGACTTGATTGAAAAATAAGGTATAATATATAGAATGGATTTAAACACGTTACAGGAAGAAGTTGATAAAGATGTTAAAATTAAATCTGACCACTTAGATATTGAATCTTTACGAATTCCTGAACTTCACAATAAATATTTAAAATATTATAATCGTTTCCAATTAATTCTTAGAAAAACAGAAACAGACTATAAAGAACTTTATAAAGAGAAGTGGGAATATTATACTGGCAAATCTTCACCACAAGTTTATAAAGAAACCCCATTTGAGTTTAAAGTTTTAAAAGCAGATGTTCCAACCTATCTTGAAAGTGATAAAGACTTGATAGAACTACAACACAAAATAAATTATAACAAAACAATCGTAACATATCTTGAACAGGTTTTACGGTCAATAAATAATCGTACATTCACGATTAAAAATGCAATCGAATGGAAAAAATTTGAAGCGGGAGTAATATAATGACAAAGAAAAATTCAATTGAATCGAAAAAAGTAGAACCAAAAATTGGCGATTACATTCAAGAATATCCAAACATCTTGTCACCCAAACTTTGTAATCAAATTATAAAGTATTATGAATCAACTGGTGAATTTGAAAAGAGTACATATAGCACAGATAGTGGTTTGTCGTCTAAAACCGAAGAACGAGTAAGAATGGACGAACAATGGATTACCAGAAAAGAAAAGGGTGGATTGTATGGCGATTTATTAGCAGGATTTAAAATTGCGTTACAAAAATATTCAGAACTCTATCCAGATGTTGTGATACAACATTCTACACCTTTTCGTTTAAATCGTTATTCAGCACCAGGTGGATTTATGGTCAGACATATTGATAACATACATCATAGTCATGGTCAACGATATGGATTTCCACACATTACAATGTTAATGTTTATGAGTGATGATTATAAAGGTGGTGAACTTGATTTGTGTGATGGATTGTATGTTAAAAAACCTAAAACTGGAACTTGTGTAGTTTTTCCGTCTAACTTTATGTATCCACATGAAGTAAAACCAGTTACGGAAGGAACAAGATACACAGTTATGGTTTGGTTGATGTAAAGGAGAAAATTATTATGAAAGAATTACAACATTATAGAATATTTCCTACTAATGTTTTTTCATTTAAAGGTGAAAGTATAAATGAAAAGAAAATGCAGGAATATCTTAATAAGAAATCGAAAGAAGACTCGGACAGGAAAGGAAACTGGCAATCTGAGCCCGAATTGCATAAAAATAAAATATTTAAAGCATTGGCAGATAATGCACTTGAAGCTACTCAAGCAGCTTGTGATGCGTTAAAGTACGACCCTAGTTACAAACTTGAAATTACAAGCATGTGGGGTAATATCTTACAAAAATATGAATGTCATCCACCACATACACATTCAAATAATGTATGGTCGGGTGTATATTACATAACACAATCGCCAGGACAAAGCAGTATTCAATATTTTATTGGACAACAACAATCACAAGTTTTGTTACCAAGAGTAACTGAACAAAATTTAGACAATGGAAACCTTGTTGGTTTTCCGTCTGAAAAGGGACAGGGATATGTGTTCCCAAGTTGGGTAGTACATTGGGTGCCTCCCCATTTAGATACGACACCAAGAATAAGTGTCGCATGGAATATAATACTTAGAGGCGAATATGGACACCAAAAGGATTTCCAATACGCTAGAATTTAAGATTGAAAACAAATGTCATCAACTCTCCAGTCATGTATTGTAACCAAAATAAATGAAGTCTATCTACACTTAGATGTAGAACGAAATGTCGCTTATGAATTATCAGATTTTTTTACATTTGAAGTTCCAGGTTCAAGATTTATGCCGAGTGTTCGTAATAAATTCTGGGACGGAAAGATTAGACTTTTTAATCAACAAACTGGAGAAATATATTGTGGTTTATTGCCACAAATTAAAGAATTTTGCAAACGCAATGAAATAGAAATCGTAATTGCAGATGATGTTGAAGCTTCCAGAAAGATAGATAAACCTGTTGTAAAAGATTTTATTGAATCTCTCAAACCAAAATCCAAAGGAAAACTTTTAGAAGTAAGAGATTATCAAGTAGATGCAGTTCATAATGCGATTTCAAACAATCGTGCATTGTTATTATCGCCTACTGCGTCTGGTAAATCACTTATTATCTATGCGTTAGTTCGTTATTATCAAATGATGGATTTAAAATCATTGATAATCGTTCCTACAACAAGTCTCGTTGAACAAATGTATTCTGATTTTCTTGATTACGGATGGAAAGAAAACTATTTACAAAAATTATATCAAGGACACGATAAAAAAGTTATAAATGATGTCATGATATCAACTTGGCAATCTTTATATAAAATGCCGAAAAAATATTTTGATGAATTTGGTTGTGTCATAGGAGATGAAGCACATTTATATAAAGCAAAATCTCTTACAAGCATTCTTACCAAATTAACTAATGCAAAATATCGTTTTGGTTTGACTGGAACTCTTGATGATTCACAAACTCATAGATTAGTTCTTGAAGGGTTGTTTGGAAGTTTAAGTAGGGTTGTTAAAACTAAAGAGTTAATGGATTCAAAAACACTTGCAGAATTAAATATTAAATGTTTGTTGTTAGAATATTCAGAAGATGATTGTAAATATATAAAAGATTTTAAATATGCACAGGAAATAGATTTCTTAGTAACATCTGAAAAAAGAAATGAATTCATTTCAAATTTAACTGTATCCACGAAAGGAAATACTTTATGTTTATTTCAATTGGTAGAAAAACACGGCAACCCTTTACATGATTTAATAAAACAAAAAGTTTCTGCAAACAGAAAAGTATTTTTTGTATTTGGTGGAACGAGTGCAGATACAAGAGAAGATATCCGAAGAATAACAGAAAAAGAAAACAATGCTATTATCGTAGCTTCTTATGGAACATTCTCTACTGGAATTAATATCCGTAATTTACACAATGTTATTTTCGCTAGTCCATCTAAAAGTAGAATCAGAGTATTACAATCAATAGGTAGGGGATTAAGAAGGGGAGATAACAAGAAAAATGTAAAACTTTATGATATTGCTGATGATTTAACACATAAAAGTAGAAAGAATTTTACTTTAAAACACTTTATAGAAAGGATTAATCTTTATAATGAAGAACAGTTCGAATACAACATTAAAAAGATACAAATGAGATAAATATAAGTATATGAGTGATTTAGCTAAAGAACTCCCAACATATTATATAATTAAATTTTTTAATGGTGAAGAAATTGTTTGTGATTTAAATCATATAGATGAAGAACAAGTAAAATTAATTAATCCAATGAAAATTCATGCTTATCCTAAGATGACAGAAACAGGACAAGTCAAAGAACAAATTGCACTTCATAGATGGTTACATCCTTACACTAACGAAACAGAGTTCACTGTTGGTAAAAAAAACATAATGACAATTGCAAAGTGTTCGGATACAATGATGATATATTATGAAAACTTTTTATTTAAAAAAGATGATGATAACTTAACACACAAAGAAGTTGAACTAAAAAATCAAGAGAAGAAACATACAAGAGAATATGTTACAGTTAAAACTGAAGATGATGTACACTAACTTATATTTGAAGAACCCACATGGTAAGTATACACAAAAAATATTTTTTGTCAAGCGATTGACAAGATAAAAAAGATGGTGTATAATATTATATAATGAAAAAAAGAAAATCAAGAAAAACAACTGATGAACATTATGTAGATAACAAACAGTTTCTACAAGCGATGAAAGATTGGAAAGAGGAATGTAGGATTGCGAAAAATTTAAACAAACCTGTTCCAATTGTTTCTAATTACATTGGCGAATGTTTTATGAAGATAGCAAATCATTTATCGTATCGCCCCAACTTTATTAACTATACTTACAGAGATGAAATGATTTCAGATGGAATAGAAAACTGTGTACAATATAGTTATAATTTTAACCCAGAAAAATCAACCAACCCATTTGCATATTTTACACAAATAATTTATTATGCATTTGTGAGAAGGATACAAAAAGAAAAGAAACAATCCCATATTAAAAACAAGATGATGGAACGAGATGTTTTTGAACCCTATATAAAACAGAAAGGGGACACAAACGATTATAATAGTCCAGCATTTGATGAGTTTAAAAATATGATGTTGCCGGAAGAAGATGTTTATAAACCTAAGACCAAGATTAAAAGTAAGAAAAAATCTTTAAAGAAAAAAGGAATAAACTTGGGATTAGAAATATTCATGGGTAACGCTGACTAACAATTTAATATTATGAAGATAGCAATAATCGGCGACCAGCACATGGGTGCAAGAAACGACAACCTTTCGTTTGTAAAATATTTTAAAAAGTTTTATGAGGAAATATTTTTTCCTTATATGGACGAACATAATATCACTACCATAATAAATTTGGGCGATATGTTCGATAGAAGAAAGTATGTCAACTTTAATACTTTACATTTTACAAAAGAAACATGGTTAGAACCTTTAAGAAAAAGAAACATTAGTGTTCATTGTCTTGTAGGAAACCATGATACTTATTTTAAAAATACAAACGAGATAAATTCTTGTAATCTTTTATTTGATGAATATGAAAATATCCACATATATCCAGAACCAGAAGTAATTGAATTTGGTGGAGTGCCAGTATTGTTTATGCCTTGGATGAATGCTGAAAACTATCCAGAGTGTGTTCGTTATCTTCAACAAGCAAAAACTGATATATGTTTTGGACATTTAGAAATAAGTGGGTTTGAACAACATAAGGGACATCTTGCAGAACAAGGTTATGATAAAAGTTTATTTAAAAGATTTGAATTAGTTTTTTCTGGACACTACCACCGTAAATCAGATGATGGACAGATTTGTTATCTTGGAGCTCCATATGAAATGACATGGAGTGATTACGAATGTCCAAAGGGATTTCATGTCTTTGATTTAGATACGAGAGAACTAACAAGGATTGAAAATCCACATAAGATTCATAAAAAGATTTATTTTGATGACAAGAAGAATGATTATGATAAACATGATGTATCACAATATAAAGATTCTTATGTAAAAGTGATTGTTGTTAACAAAAAGGATTTTTATAAGTTTGATAAGTTTACGGATAGACTTATAGGTGACTCTGAAGCATATGAAGTAAAAATTATAGAAGATTTTTCTGAAATAAATGCCGAGAATATAAGTGATGAGATTATGGAGAACACAGAAGATACAATGACGTTGGTTGAAAAGTATATTGATGATATAGATACAGATTTAGATAAAAAAAGATTAAAAGAGATAATGAAAAGTTTATATATTGAGGCAAGTGATTTAGATGTCAATAATATTTAACAAAGTCAAGTGGAAAAACATACTTTCCACTGGCAATAACTTTATAGAAGTAGACTTAAACTCTAAATCAAAAACATTGATTGTGGGTGAGAATGGTTCTGGTAAATCTACTATTCTTGACGCAATTTGTTTTGGATTATTCAATAGACCTTTTCGTCAAGTTACCAAAGGACAACTTGTTAATTCTGTAAATGAAAGAGATGGCGAAGTTCAAGTAGATTTTTCTGTTGGACAACAAAAGTTTAAAATTATTCGTGGTATTAAACCAAACAAGTTTGAGATTTATTCTAATGGAACAATGATAAATCAGGATGCAGCTGCTAAAGATTATCAAAAATATCTTGAACAACAAATACTTAAATTGAATTATCGTTCTTTTACCCAAGTTGTTATCTTGGGCGCTTCTACATTTGTTCCTTTTATGAAACTATCATCTACACACCGTAGAGAAGTTGTAGAAGAAATCTTGGATATTAAAATCTTTTCGTTGATGAATCTTTTATTAAAAAACAAGTTAAAAGATATCACTAATGATATTACTTCTATAGACAACGAATATAAATTATACGAACAGAAAATAGAACTTCAACAAAAACATTTAAAGGATTTACAAGACAACAAAGATAAAATTATTGATGATAATAATAAAAAGATTGAGAAAAATGTTAAATCTATTACAACAAGACAAGATAAAGTGGACAAACTAGAAATAAAGAATGTAGATTTTATGAAACAGATTGAAGAACAACCTATTATCGCCAAGAAATTAAAAAAATTAAACAAACTTCATAATACAATAACTGAAAAAGAAACAAGGATTAAGAAAGAAGTAGAATTTTTTGATAACAACGAAGAATGTCCTACATGCGAACAAGTTATTGATTCTGATTTTAAATCTAAAGCAGTAGAATTAAGAACAAAGAAACTTAAAGAGTATATCCTCGGATTAAAAGATATTGAAAAGGATATTGATACGAATGAACAGGAACTTGATATCATAAAAAATATTTTGGAAAAAATTAAAAAGAATGATGTTGAGGTTGGTAAACTAAATTCTTCAATAGAAGAACTAGAAAATGTTAATAAAGAATATGAAGATGAGATTAAATCATACACTGATGAAGATGCTACAGAAAAACAATTAAAAGAACTAACACAACTACAAGAAGATTTATTTGCCTTTGGAAAAAGAAAAGCAGATTTAATTGAAGATAAACATTATAATACTGTTGTAAGAAATATGTTACAAGATACTGGTATCAAAACCAAGATTATTAAAAGATATCTTCCTGTAATGAATAAACTAATAAATGGGTATCTATCTTCAATGGATTTCTTTATTAATTTTACTATAGATGAAAACTTCAATGAAGTTATTAAATCAAGATATCGTGATGAGTTTAAATATTACTCTTTCAGTGAAGGGGAGAAAATGAGAATTGACTTATCATTGCTGTTCACATGGAGAGCGATTGCTAAAATGAAGAATTCTACAAACACGAATCTTTTACTTCTTGATGAGATATTTGATAGTTCATTAGATACAACTGGAACAGATGATTTTTTAAAGATATTAAACACATTTAAAGATGAGAATGTGTTTGTTATTTCCCATAAAGGTGATGTCCTGTTTGATAAGTTCGCACATATTGTTAAATTTGAGAAAATTCAAAACTTTAGTAAGTTGGTAGATGTAACATGAGAAGGGTGTTGACATTTTAAATAGATATGTTATTATTATTAAGCGGGTATAGTATAACTGGTAAGTACACTATTCGTCCAGAATAGAGGCATGGGTTCGAATCCCATTCACCCGCTCCAAAAATAATTCTTGCCAAATGAAAACTAATGATTACCTTGTAATTAAGATGTTGCCGAAAGGGATATCTTAAACTCGCTTAAAAGGAGATAAAAATTATGACAAGATTAGTTCGATATACAACTAACGAGTTAGATGACCTGTTTAAATTGACACCGTTTTCAGTCGGTTTTGATAGTATGTTTGATAGGTTATTGACAAACACTTACAATACATCTGCGACATATCCACCTTACGATATAGTAAAAGTGGATTCTGGTCATTATGAAATTAGAGTGGCACTTGCTGGATTTACCAAGAAAGGTATCCAAGTCAAATGTGAAGATGGCACTTTGAGTATTGAATCTGTTGAATCTGATTCTAAAGTTGTTGACAAAGAAGAACATTTGGTTCATGGAATTTCCAGTAGGAAATTTAAAAGAGCATTTACTCTTTCAGATGATATGGTGGTAAATGATGCTACATTTAAAGACGGTCTATTGACAGTCAAACTTGAAAAAATCATACCAGATGAAAAGAAACCAAAAACGATAGACATTAAATAATGGTGTTTATATTTTATTATGAGAGGGGATTGTTTTTACAATCCCTTTTTTTATAAAAAATTTTATATTGCCTATTGACAAGATAGGAGAATAAGGTATAATATTAGAATACAATTAAAGGAGTTACATTATGAAACTAAGTGAACAAACCAGAGAAGTTCTTAAAAACTTTTCTACTATTAACCAAAACTTATTGGTTAAGCCTGGGAAAACACTTACCACTATGTCGGCAATGAAAAACATTGTTGCGAAGGCAGAAGTTGGTGATTCATTCCCAAAAGAATTTGCGATTTATGATTTAAATGAATTTTTAGCCGCATTATCTTTATTTCAAACACCTGATTTGGATTTCCAAGAACATTGTGTTGTTATCACAGAAGGGAAAACAAAGAATAAAACTTTAAAATACTTTTATTCTGACCCTAGTGTTATAACTTCACCATCAAAAGAAATACAAATGCCTGAACCAGAAGTATCATTTGAATTTAAACATGATACATTCAATAGAGTTATAAAGGCATCTGCAGTTCTTGGAGTACCTGACCTTGTATTGAATGGAAGTGGTGCTTTATCGGTTACAGATAAGAAAAATTCTTCAGCAAATAATTTTTCGGTTGATGTTGATACGGAAGGAATAGGCGATTATAAGTTTTATTTCAAAGTTGAAAACTTAAAAATTATTTCTGGTGACTATGATGTAGAGATTTCTTCGAAGAATATCTCACATTTTATAAATAAAAGCAACGACAAGACTGTTCAGTATTGGATTGCACTTGAACCAGATTCTTCCTATACTGTATAGTGTGTGGTGGAGTGACGAAAATTGGAAAAATATTTTAGAAAAATATTTTCTGCAGATGGTTGGAAACATTTTTGGGGAAAGCCAGAAATAAAACCTTTAGATGAAATTGACTGGGACAAAATTTGTAAATACAGTATGATATATTGGGGAACAGTTTTAATATGGTCAATTTGGTTATTATAGTATTATGAATAGGGTGAATATATTATGGAAAATACATTTTTATTTGTTGAAAAGTATAGACCAACAAAGATTAGTGATTGTATATTAGCGAAAGAACTTAAAGAAACATTTTCTAAGTTTGTAGAACAAAAACATATACCGAATCTGTTATTAACAGGTGGCGCTGGTATAGGGAAAACTACGGTTGCGAAAGCAATGGTAGATGAAATTGATGCGACTTGGTATATGATAAACGGTTCAGAGGAATCTGGAATTGATATCCTACGAACTAAGATTAAAAACTTTGCATCTACATCTTCATTGGAAGGTGGTAGAAAATATGTTATCATTGACGAAGCAGATTATCTTAATCCACAATCTACACAACCAGCATTGCGTGGATTTATAGAAGAATTCCATAAGAACTGTGGATTTATTCTTACTTGTAATTTTAAAAATAGGATTATTGAACCATTACAATCGAGATGTAGTGTTATAGATTTTATTATTCCTGTATCAGAGAAACCAATTCTTGCAGAGAATTTTTTTAAAAGAGTTTCAAACATATTAGCAAAAGAACAAATACCCTTTGACGCAAAAGTTATTGCAGAACTTATTAATACATTTTTTCCAGATTGGAGAAGAATGTTAAATGAGATTCAAAGATATTCTGTATCTGGAAAGATAGACGCAGGGATTTTAGTCAATCTTTCAGATGTAAACATGAAAGATTTGGTATCTCATATGAAAGAAAAAGATTTTAAGTCAGTTCGTAAATGGGTTGTAGAGAATATGGATAACGACCCTGCTAAACTTTTTAGAAAAATATATAACCATGCGAATGATTATATCGACCCAAGTAGTGTTCCCCATCTTGTGTTAATCCTTGCAGAGTATCAATACAAACAAGCATTTGCTGCTGATAGCGAGATTAATGTTCTTGCGTGTCTTACAGAAATTATGGGGCAATGTAAATTTAAATGAGTTACGAATTAAAGTCATATCTTAATGCAATCAACTATACGAAAGAAAAGTTGATGGATACTGATGATGAGATGTGGGAAAAGAAATACCCGTCTTTTATTATTAATAAGGCATTATCTGCATTTGAGGAGTGTATTTTACTGGTAAACGAGATTAACATTAAATCGCATATGGATAAGAAGTTGCAATTCGAATTTTTAATAAATAGTTTAAGAAAAAGGAAAAGATTTTCTCCATGGTTGAGAAAATCAAAGATTAATGATTTGGACGTGTGTAAAGAATACTATGGTTACAATAATGAAAAAGCAAAGGAAGCTCTCCAAATACTTAGCAAACAGCAATTGCGAATCATCAAACAAAAATTAAACAGAGGTGGAACCAAATGACGGAAACAAAATGGGACATTGAACATATGTTAGAAGTGTCTTTAAAAGAACCAGATGATTTTTTAAAAGTTAGGGAAACATTATCAAGGATAGGTGTTGCATCAAGAAAAGAAAAAAAGTTATTTCAATCTTGTCATATATTACATAAACAAGGGAAATATTATATAGTGCATTTTAAGGAATTGTTTGCACTTGACGGAAAAGAAACGAATATCAATGAAAATGATATTGCTAGAAGAAATACTATAACACAACTTTTGGCAGATTGGGGACTTGTTTCTATTGTCGGCACTAACGAACCGAAAGCACCATTAAGTCAGATAAAAGTTATTTCTTTTAAAGAAAAAAGTGAATGGATACTGGAAACTAAATACAACATTGGAAAGAACATAGAAAAGAAACCAGAACCAAAAGATAGTTGATTAAAGGAGTATATTATGGCAAATGATTATGAATTAAATATTATGGCTGATGATAAAAAGGAATCACAACATCCTGCTATATTGAATGCACTAAAATTAAAATATGAAAGTGAAATCGCTATAGCAAAAACCAATATTGATGTTTATCTTGTGAATTCAGTTGGTGTTGGCCAACATCCAACTATAGTTGAAGCAGTTGAGTTAGAACTTAAAAAAGTTGATAACGCACAGAGTATGCTTGATGTTATTCAAAAGCATTATTCATAGAATAAAAATATTATATGATGTTTTATACCAATGTATATCAATGGGGTGATAATTTACTTGTCCGTGCTATCGAAAACGACAAACGAGTTTCGAAACGAGTAAGATATGAACCTACTTTGTTTGTTCCTGTTCAGAAACAAACTTCGTTTACTACATTAGATGGTAAGTTTCTTACACCAATGAAATTTACTTCTATAAAAGAAGCGAAAGAGTTTGTTGAACTGTATAAAGACCAATCTCATTTGGTTTTTGGACACACCCAATACGCATACACTTATATCGCAGAAAAATATCCAGATGATATCAAATGGGATTATAATAAATTACTTTTGATTACGATTGATATAGAAGTTGAATGTGAAAATGGATTTCCAAACCCCAAACAAGCGATAGAACCATTACTTTCTATCACAGTAAAAAACCACCAGACACAAAAAATAGTTGTTTGGGGTATTTCAGATTTTACAACAGATAGGGATGATATAACTTGTATTAAATGTAAAGACGAAAGACATTTACTTGAAGAATTTATGGTGTTCTGGGAACAGAATACTCCAGATATCGTAACTGGTTGGAATATTGATTTTTTTGATATTCCTTATCTTATGAATCGTATCAAACAATTGTTCGGTGAAGATAAATTAAAAGTATTTTCTCCATGGGGCAATGTAAGTGATAAAGAAGTTTATATGATGGGAAGGAAACACCAGATGTATGATATTCTGGGTGTTGCGATATTAGATTATTTGGAACTATACAAAAAGTTTACTTATACAAGTCAAGAAAACTATCGTTTGGAACATATCGCATTTGTTGAACTAGGTAAACAGAAACACGAAAACCCATATGAAACATTTAAGGAATGGTATACAAAAGATTATCAGTCGTTTATAGAATATAATATTGCAGATGTTGAACTTGTTGATAAACTTGAAGATAGATTGAAATTGATTGAACTTCTTATTACCATGGCGTATGATTGTAAAGTGAATTATAGTGATATGTTGGGTTCAGTAAAATATTGGGATATATTGATTTATAACTATCTCCGTAAGAAAAATATTATTGTTCCACAAAAAAGAAAACACACGGCAAAGGCAGAGAGATACGAAGGTGCATATGTTAAAGACCCACAAGTTGGTTTACATAATTGGGTTATGTCTTTTGATTTGAATTCGCTATATCCACATTTGATTATGGAATTTAATATATCCCCAGAAACTTTGATTAAACAAGTTAAGAATATTGATGTGGATAAGTTACTAAACCAGAAAGTAGATACATCTTTTCTTCCAGAGAATACTACGATTACACCGAATGGTGCGATATTCAGAACTGATAAAAAAGGATTTCTTCCAGAATTAATGGAAAAGATTTATAATGATAGAGTTATCTATAAAAGAAAAGCATTAAATGCTAGTCAACTTTATGAAGATACAAAAGATAAAAAATATCTTAATGATATTTCTCGTTACCACACAAAACAATTAGCACAGAAAATTCCTTTGAATAGTGCTTATGGTGCTATTGGAAATGAGTGGTTTCGTTATTACGATATTCGAAACGCAGAAGCGATTACAACTTCTGGACAACTTGCAATCCGTTGGATTGAAAAGAAGATGAATGAACATCTTAATAAGTTGTTTAATACAGATGGAGAAGATTATATTATTGCATCAGATACAGATAGTATCTATGTTACATTTGATAAACTTATATCCCGTGTATTTAAAGAAGATGCATCGCCTACAAAGATTATTAATTTTCTCGATAAGATTACTAAAGAAAAAATTGAACCATTTATTGATAAATCATATGAAGAACTTGCAAAATATTTAAATGCATACGAACAAAAAATGGTGATGAAACGAGAAGTTATTGCAGATAAGGGAATATGGACTGCAAAGAAAAGATATATTTTAAATGTATGGGATAGTGAAGGTGTTAGATATAAAGAACCACACTTAAAAATAATGGGAATTGAAGCAGTAAAATCTTCAACACCTGCTTCGTGTAGAAAAAAGATTAAAGAGGCACTTAAATTAATAATGACTGGTGATGAAAAAGAATTAAATAAATTTATACAAGAGTTTCGTAAAGAGTTTTTACAATTACCACCAGAAGATATTGCATATCCACGTTCAGTAAATGGTGTGGGCAAATTTATGGACTCAAATGCGTTGTATAAGAAAGGAACACCTATACACGTTAAAGGTGCGATATTATATAATCATTTATTGAGGGAAAATAAATTGATTGATAAGTATCCTATAATCCAAGATGGGGATAAGATAAAGTTTTTTCCATTAAGACAACCGAATATATATCAATCGAATGTGATGTCTTTCTTTACAAAGATGCCAAAAGAATTTGAGATTGATGATATTATAGATTATGATACACAATTTGATAAGGCATTTGTAGAACCACTTAACTTTGTTATTGAAAGGATTGGGTGGAAAGTTGATAGAAGTTATGGAACACAATTATCTTTGGAGGATTTCTTTG